TCCACAGTGTATCCTGCACCTAATTGGTTTGTGTAGTTTCCATCACTGTCCACATCTCTTTCTCTTAAATGTTGCTTTTCTATATGATATGGATTCTGCATCCTTTCTCTATCATAATTTAATTCTCTCACATAACAGGCAATTTTAGGAGCGTAGTTTAAAGCATTTTCACTGTTGTTTCTAATTATGTTTGCTACCTGTCTAGTAGGATCACCGTACACCACAGGTACTGCTCTTAAATTAACGGCCCCGTCACTGCCTCTGCCCGTTTCCACAGAGAAGTTGCTCAATATCCTGATGAATTGTGTGAGAAATTTTCTAACCTGTCCTTCGTAAAAATGTAGCATTATTAATTGTCAGCCTTTGGTTTCAATGCATCTGTCAATGACTGTCTCTGTGTGACAGTTAAACCATTTATGGTTGATTCTGTAGCATTGTTGACGAAACTTGTTTTGTAGTTTCCTCTAGAATCATTGTTAGTCGTAGTTATTCTCACACTGTCCTCGATTTTAACCCATCTGGCTCCGTCATATCTAAACAACCTGTTGGGTAAGAAATCTGTCCTCAAGAAGTAGTCACCTTTATCTACGCCTGTTGTTGGAAATGTTATACCAAACCCTGCAGGATTTCCGTTGGGTGCAACACCATCACCGTCTAGATAGAACCCATAATGTGAACTTGCTGGTGTGTCTATTGTTGCATTAACAGTTTTATCACTACTGGCCCTTTGTGCTTCTGTGTTGACATTTTCTGTACGTATGTTACCCCTCTCATCTATGGGTGCGACGTAGTATTGTTTGTAGTTGAATCCTGCCTTCGGTGCGTCTTGCTCTGCCTGTGCCACCACTTGATCATTTATAGTTTTTTCTCTGTTGTAGGTACTCATATAACTGGCAACAGATCCTTGGGTTGTTGCATCACCAATTATGTCTTTGAATTCTTGTGCGTCGACTAGAGTTTTCATTTTCAATCTTAATAAATGTGGCCACCATGTCTGTGAAAATCCTTCCGCCGCCCTGTTTACATCTTCCACAACATAATATCTTTTCAATGCAATTGGTATGCTTTCGTCCAACGAATAATCTTCTTTCATGTGCGGAAATTCAATTACATCACCACTCATTGGTTTTCTGCCAATCCTCTCAACTATATCATTTAGATGCACAGTCAAAAACAATGTGTCGTTCTGTAAGAACATGCCAAACTGTGATAGATTGAAATCTGCATCTTGTACATTGTATATTCCCCTCACGATGTAAATATCATCTGCATATTTCCTGTCCCTGTTCTCTAGAAAAAGTAAATCCTGTATGGTCGTTTCGTTTAGATCACTTCCGGTTACCCTGGGCTGGCTAGGTGATGCAGGGCCGTCCTTGTTTGTGTCTCCCTGATCGTAGGGGCCTAGGTACTTGTGGAAATGTAGATCGGTGCCTCCCACCTGAAACATCTCTTTGATGTTGCGATCGAAGAACTTGTAGTCATTGCCCTTTTCAGGCTTAAAAATGGATAATCTTGGCATATCATACATATTTATTGCACAGGCAATGACTATAAATATGAGTATGTCAGAACTACAAACAGGACAACAGGAAATCTTTGATTACGTTAAGAACAATCTCGGTGACGGGATGATTGACGTTGAATTAGACCCAAAACACTATCAAACGGCACTGGAAAGAGCCGTGAACAAATTCAGACAGAGATCTTCAAATGCTGTTGAGGAATCTTATGCTTTTCTTGAATTGAAGAAAAATCAAAACAGTTATATCCTACCAGATGAGATCATCAATGTTAGGAATTTAAACAGGAGAACAGTTGGTTCAAGAACTGAAGGCGGAGAAGGCGGAACACTGTTTGAACCATTCAACCTCGCATACACGAACACCTACCTGTTGAGAGCGGGTGCAACAGGTGGACTGGCAACTTACTACGCTTTCGCATCATACCAAGAAATGATAGGAAAGATGTTTGGAAGTTTCATACAGTTCCATTTTGACGTGGCAACAAAAAAATTAACTATCACTCAGAGACCGAGAGCTGACGACGAGACAGTGCTTATGCACACTGACAACTTCAGGCCAGACATCACACTGTTTAAAGATATCTACTCAAAACCATGGATCAGAGATTACACACTTGCCGTGTCTAAAATAATGTTAGGCGAAGCGAGAGGCAAGTTCAACACAATAGCAGGTCCACAGGGTGGCACAACACTGAACGGCGATGCGTTAAAGAACGAAGGCCAGGCAGAGATAGATAGATTGGAAGCAGACATAGGAAACTTCCAAGAAGGCGGAACACCGCACAGTTTTGTTATTGGTTAATTGACACCAAACTCCATTTAAATACCTTGCAATGAATCATTCCCAATACAAAAAATACTCTGACCTCTCACTGCAAGAACTTGAAAGTTTGGTAGAGGAACTTGAGCTAATGAGCCTAAAGGCGCTGAAAGAACGCAAGAAAACCTTGAGATCATCCATATTAAGATCTGTGAGAAAAGCAATCAAAGAGATTGAAAAACGTTTAAAAAAATAGTATAATAAACCTATGTTAATAGGTGTAGTAGGTTTAATAAGTTCTGGAAAAGGCACAGTCGCGGATAGACTGGTGGAGAAACACGGATATCAAAAAGACAGTTTCGCCAAGAGTCTGAAAGATGCTGTGGCATCCATGTTCAATTGGGATAGAAACATGCTAGAAGGAGATACGGAATCTAGTAGACAATGGAGAGAACAACCAGATGCATTCTGGAGTGCAAAATTTGGCAAACCAACAACGCCAAGATGGGTGTTGCAGTACTTTGGTACGGAAGTGATGCGTGGTCAGATGTACGACGGTATTTGGGTGGACAGTTGTATTGGTAGATACAAGGGTCAGAACACAGTGATAGCAGACACAAGGTTCCCCAATGAAGTAAGGCAAATAAGAGAACACGGGGGCAAGATCATCCTTGTGAAAAGAGGGCCGGATCCTGACTGGTTTGTTAATTACACAGAAGGCAACATAGAACCCAAAAACATACACACATCAGAGTATGCATGGGCAAAGGAAGAATTTGATTTCGTGATTAATAACGACGGTACAAAAGAAGAACTATACGCCAAGATCGACGACCTAATCGTCAGCGACAAGATCACCAACACGCCATCCGAGTCTACGAGTGCTGGCCAACCTTTGGCAATTGGCGCAAACAGTTTTTAGATTACTGACACTAGTATTCCTCAGATTTCCATCCACAAACAGCACATCTAGTTGTGCTTTGGCCTGTGCTTTGAAACCACAAAGTTCACACTTATTTTTCTTTTTATATCCAGATCTTTGCAGTGCTGTCACGCCTCCCACTCGCTTACCGGCTTTTTTCCTGATACAGGTGTCACAGCAACTACGCCAGTAAACCCTGCCATATCTTTTGTAAGCATAGGCTCTAGGTTTGGTCTTACACTCCGTACACAAAGGTCTGTCATTGTACTGCATGTGTGTATTTACGTCACCTATATAGGTACCTGGAAAACGGTAAATTCTGTCGTAAAAACCATACGATTGAATAAATAACTCTAGTATATACGTAACTTGCAAGGAGAATACGAAAAATGGCATTAACATCACCAGGAGTAGAAGTTTCAGTAATAAACGAGAGTTTCTACGTACCATCAGATGCGGGTACTACACCTTTATTCATAGTAGCATCATCACAGGACAAGACAAACGGAGCAGGCGACGGCACGGCCACAGGAACAACTACTGCAAACGCCAACACTGCTTACTTGATCTCGTCACAGAGAGAATTAACAGAGACTTTTGGAGATCCAAAATTCTACACGGACGCATCAGGAAACAGCCTAAATGGTTATGAGCTGAACGAATACGGCTTACAAGCGGCCTACTCATTCTTGGGAGTTGCCAACAGAGCATACGTACTAAGAGCGAACGTGGACACAGCAGAATTAGTTGGAAGTGCCTCGGCACCGACAGCAGTACCAACAGATGGCACATACTGGTTTGACCTTGCATCAAGCAGTTACGGTTTATTTGAGTGGTCACAGACTAATCAATCATTCACAACAATTACTCCTACACTTATCACTTCAACAAGTGACCTAGTTGGCGGTGTTTCAACTGGTGCACCAAAAACTTCAATCGGTGTAATTGGTGATTACG